CAAGGTAAACCTAAATGCAATGGCTAGTTAGCAACGGGTGGGTGAGTGGGGAACTAACTTAGTACACGTTTGCCACCGGGGGCTCGCTACGCTCGCGAAGATAGAATCCAGGGATTGTTTATAGGCCCGACCCTATTATGATAGGTTGGAGGGAGGACCTAGGCTGGCGCAATTCTTGCAGAGACAACCTCCCTCCACCCAACAACGTGATTATTATGGCAACAAAGAAAACAGCACCATTTACGCTTACAGAACGACTTACACTAGCAACCGGAGCCAGTCCTACTGTTTCAGGCACTATTGACCTGGGCTCCTATGTTGATGTTGGTGATCGCCAGGGCATTATGATTCACAGTGTTGACTACATTTTCCAAGGTTCTACTGCTGGCGACGATGTTATTGCATCCATGCCATCTGCATCTTCTGTCCTGGTTCAAACACTTGACCTCAACCGAGGCGGACTTGTATTTGCTAATGATCGAGCATTGATTTCCTCAGCAGCATTAACCCAGGGAACTGCAAATGACCTGGACCGCTCGTCTGACTTGTTCCCTGACAACTTTGGCAAGGGTGCAATGGATGGTCGTACAGTTGTTAACGATCAACTCTACCTCGAAGCAAAGTGTACAGGTACAACAACCGCAGCGTTGAATGTTACCGTTCGAGTTACTGCATCGATCGTCAAACTATCTCAAGTTGACTTTATGGCAATCGCAATCCAATCAACTGCAGCTGACAACTGAGGTGTTCTCAGTGAGTCTATCAGATGATGAGTTGGGCCGTATCATTCGAGCCGCACTGCAACACGGAGCGTCTTCGCCTAATACTTCTGCCGACACAAAACCAAAGGCGAAGCGTTCCCCTGCAAAGAAAAAGCGCAAGCCATCAGCATACAATGTCTACATGAAGAAAGAACTTGCACGGTTGAAGAAGAAACATCCCCGATCGTCGCATACTGTATTGTTCAAGCGAGCTGCAAAATCTTGGAAGCGTTCCCCTGATAGAAAGAGGTCGATGAAGTGATTGAGATCAAGAAGCAAGTTCGAGGTTTTCTTCGAGAGTATACACCTGGTCCTTTGTCCTGGCAAATACCTGTTTACATGCAGGACTATCCAAACGAATACAGAGGCGTAGGTGTTAATCCGTATGTCTTTGTTCTTGAAGATGAAATCGACATTGCAGGTTTGACAACTCACGAGGAGAAAGCCCTGGTTATTTCCCACGTCGAAGTTCAGCAATCACCTGTGTATTATGCAGGTACGGCTTTGAATCCAGCAGCACCATACAACCCATTGACAACAATAACCGAATGGGTCATTGTATCAGACACACCATTTGATTTCAACTCATGGGAACAAGGTGTCAATACCGCGTTTGTTGATTTTAGAATCCCTGGTGTATTCTCTGACACAATTACACCAACTGTCGAAGTTTTGAACACAGACAGCATAGTATTTGGTCGAATACGAAAATACTCCAATACACAAGAAACACCATCGAACTTTGGTGTTATGATCGGTGAGGATTTCTTTGGAGATGCAAAGATGACAATGTCTGACCGATTGTATGTTTATCGCTTTGCCAGGTTCTTTGGTTCCGGTGCTAACTTTGATTTGTTTGCAATCCCTGAAATGCAGCTTACAATTCACGGACAAGAAGGCGAACTATCCGATCTCGAACGAATCATGGAACTCCGTCGTTCGTACTTGCTCCAACAAACAATAGGTTGATATTATGACTGAAACTGAAACTGAAACTGTAATTGAAGAATCAAAAACAACTAGCAAAACTGCAAGGTTTGCAGAGTGGCTAATGAAGCGTGACGAGCGACGCCAGGAAAAGGAAACTTCCCTGGAGGGATTGATGAAGTTCAACATCTTTCTTTCAACTCTTACATTGGTATCTGTGGCTGGTGCGACTGCACTCGACTATGCAATGATTGCATGGTTGTGGGTCTGATGCCTAAGCCGTCTCGAGACGCATTGAAAATCCACGGTTTGTATTGTGGACCTGGTTGGACCAGGGGACAATTTCATCCTGAATCAAAAATGTTCGAACTTGAATATGTTCGACCAATTGATGAGTTGGATTATGCTTGTATGATCCATGACACATCCATTGCAATGGAAGGAACATCTCGTTCGAGCGATTTACAACTTGCAGAAGATGCCCGTCGCATTGCAAAGGCAAACAAATTCAAGAATCCATTTCTAGCAAGCAAAGCCCTGGCTGTTGAAAAGGTCATGCGAATCGCAGCTACAAAACGAAAGAACCAGGACTAATCCCAAACCCACTCTGTACGATCAGGATACCTGTTGTGGAAATAAAGCAACACTTCTCTGTTTGCGTCGCACTTGAGACACACTTCAATAAATCGTACACGATTGTGTGTTGAACCCTGATATTCTCTGTCGATGGTAGCGTGTGAACATTCTTCACGTTCACACTCTTCGCATTGATCTGGATTATTCTTACTCATTTCATCGGGCCACAATTCTTCACAACCGCACCACTGACAAATTCGAAACTTATCTTCATCGTCACTCATGCGACATCACCGTTACGATCTGTTTTGACCAGGCGTTTACAAATTGGACAACCTACTACCCAACCTTGATACCATTGCATAGGACCAATCATTTGCCAGTGTCCACAATCAGGGCAACTCATTGACGAGGCCTCCATACGACATCAGTGTTGCATTCGTCACAGTATCCGAACCAGGCGTAGGTTCCGTCTGTAAACTGTTTCCAATCTGCTTGTACATCAGATCCGCATTCTCGATGAAACATTGTTCGAGATTCTTTGTGCATGTTGTTTGTTCGTCCATGTTTGAGAACCTGGTCCCGAACCCATTGTGAGAAGTTCGGCATCTTCTTGCTCAATTCATATGTCGTGGGGCATAGCGTTATTGTTTTGTGGCGCATCATTTGTTGTGAACAGATTCCCCTATTAAAGTACATACGTATGTATCATCAAAAAATCAAGGTAAACCTAAATGCAATGGCTAGTTAGCAACGGGTGGGTGAGTGGGGAACTAACTTAGTACACGTTTGCCACCGGGGGCTCGCTACGCTCGCGAAGATAGAATCCAGGGATTGTTTATAGGCC